TTACGTAAAGCAGTATTTTATATCAATGACGAGATTGCTCGTTTGACGGGAGAATTTGATGGCAAGGCCTAAGAAGTTTGTTCTACCAGAAATTGCTAAAAAGTTTGTCTATGAAGACGTAGTTGTCACTGATGATGGATTTGAAATCGTTTCTGGTGATATGATTAAGATTAAGGGCAAAAACTCTTATGGAGTTGGCGAGTGGGGAATTACTTTTAAGTTTCACAAGCTAGTTACTAATACCGAGAATGGTAAGGTATGGATTGAGTGCTATGAAATGTTCCGTGGTAAGGCTGGCGTAATGAGAGCATTTCCAGTAGAACGTATTAAGCGTATTCCAAAGAAGCGTACAAGAAAGAATAAAAATGTCGATTGAACAACAGACTATTGAACATCTAGATCAGATGAATAAGGTCGTTTCCAGATATCTTGAAGGAAGTGACGAGACAAAGATTTCTAAGCAATTGAACCTGCCTAGGCAAAAGGTTGTTGCATTTCTTAATGAGTGGCGTGGCATGGCGGCAAATAACGCAGCTATCCGTGAGCGTGCTCGTGAAGCTCTTGTAGCTGCAGACACACACTATTCTAAGCTTATTAGTCAGGCATACGAGGTTATCGATGAAGCTACAACCACAGCAAACCTGCCTGCAAAGAACAGTGCAATCAAGCTTGTCCTAGACATTGAGTCACGCCGTATTGATATGCTACAAAAAGCAGGTTTGCTTGAGAATAAAGAGCTAGCAGAAGAGATGATGGAGATTGAGAATAGACAAGAAATTCTTGTCGGTATTCTCAAAGATATTGCATCTGAGCACCCAGAGATTCGTGATAAAATTATGCGTAGGCTATCTGCAGCTTCAAAGGAACAGGAAGTAATTACGGTAGTACACGATGTTTGATGAATTTTTAGAAGTACTTAAGGATAATCATTTTAATGAGATTCCAGTAGATGTAAAAACATTTGTTGAGGGTGAAGACTACCTAGGTCAGCCCCAGCTGTCAGATATTCAGTATGACATTGTTCAGGCAATGAGCCAGATCTACAAGCTAGAAGATCTGCAGGACATTATGGGGGCTGCTGAGGGTAAAGCATACTACAACAAGTACACTAAAAATGAATTGATTCTTCAACTTGGCAAGGGTAGTGGTAAGGACTTCGTATCCACCGTAGCTTGTGCATATGTAGTATATAAGCTCCTATGCCTTAAAGATCCAGCCAGATACTTTGGTAAGCCATCTGGCGATGCTATTGATATTATTAACGTTGCTATTAACGCACAGCAGGCTAAGAACGTGTTCTTTAAAGGTTTTAAGACTAAGATTGAACGCTCACCATGGTTTGCTGGTAAGTTCTATGCTAAGGCAGACTCTATTGAGTTTGACCACGCTATCACCGTTTATTCTGGTCACTCTGAACGAGAGTCTCATGAGGGTCTTAACTTGCTTATGGCAGTTCTTGACGAGATCTCTGGTTTTGCTACTGAAGTTGGAACTGGTAATGAACAGGGTAAGACTGCTGATAACATCTACAAGGCTTTCCGTGCTTCTGTAGACTCACGTTTCCCAGACCTAGGAAAGGTCGCACTACTATCCTTCCCACGTTTCCCTGGAGACTTTATTTCTCAGCGGTATGACGATGTAATCCTTGAGAAAGAAGTTATTACAAAGACTCATAAGTTTATTATGAATCCAGATTTGCCAGAAGACATGGAGGGTAACAGCCTAGAGATTAGCTGGGATGAAGATACTATCATCAACTACAAGTATCCAGGAATGTTTGCCATTAAGCGTCCTACATGGGTAGTTAATCCTACTCGTAGTGTAGATGACTTTAAGCTTGCATTCTACACAGATCTAGGTGATGCTATGCAGCGTTTTGCCTGTGTTCCTACCTATATGTCCGATGCATTCTTTAAGCAGCGTGATAAGGTTCAGGACTGCATGTCTATTCGTAATCCACTCGATAGCAATAGAAGGTTTGACGAGACATTTAAGCCAGACCCAACTAAGAAATACTATGTCCACGCTGACCTTGCACAGCTTCACGATAAATGTGCGGTAGCAATTGCACACGTAGAAAAGTGGGTCAATATTAATGTTATTAAAGATTATGAACAGGTAGCACCAATTGTTGTAGTAGATGCTGTAGCATGGTGGGAGCCAAAGGTAGAGGGGCCAGTAAATCTTTCTGAGGTAAAGAACTGGATTCAAAACCTTCGTCGTCTGGGCTTTGATATTGGAATGGTTAGCTTTGACCGCTGGCAGTCTTTTGATATTCAGAATGAGCTAAAGCAGGTTGGTATGCGTACTGAGACTGTCTCTGTTGCTAAGAAGCATTACGAGGATATGGCTATGCTTGTTTATGAAGAGCGACTAGTTATGCCTGCCATTGATCTACTCTTTGAAGAATTAACAGAACTTAAGATTGTTAAGCAAACAAGAGTTGACCACCCACGTAAAAAGTCTAAAGACCTTGCGGATGCTGTTTGTGGTGCCATCTTTGGTGCTATCTCACATACACCTAAAGATAATTTTGGTGAGGTAGAGATCCACACATTTAGGGATCGCCCAAAGAATAATGACCTTGTGCTTGACCGCAACAACGTGATACAATTAAAACCCAAAGAAGAAATGCCAGAAGATGTTAGAGATTACCTCGACAGCTTCGGTATGCTCTAAGAACGGGTGCTATACTAGATGTCACTGGATATTATTTATTTCTCTAATCGCTCAGAAAATACTAAGCGTTTTGTAGAAAAGCTGGGGTATGACAGGGCGTTCAGAATTCCAATGAAGTGGGATGAAAGAACACCTTTTCTAGTAGCAAGACCATTCGTATTGTTTGTACCAACATACGGTAGTGGCAATGATGGATATAGCATTCCTGCATCCGTCAAAAAATTCTTAAACATACCAGGTCACAGAAGACTCATGCGAGGAATCGTTGGATTTGGTAATACTAATTTTGGCACACATTATTGCAAAGCTGCAGAAATGATAGCAGCAAAAACAGGTGTGCCAATTTTGGCAAAGATAGAACTTCTGGGGACTCCAGAAGATGTTGAACTAGTAAAACAGAAAATGAGGGAACTAAGTGAGCAACTACAGCTACCATGAGCTTAACGCCATGCTCAACCTATACGGACCAAATGGCGAGATCCAATTCGACAAAGACAAGGAAGCAGCAAAGGCTTACTTTTTAGACCACGTTAATCAGAACACTGTATTTTTCCACAGCCTTGAGGAGAAGTTAGAATATCTTGTAGAGAACGACTACTATGAAAAAGAGGTTCTGGATCTGTACGACTTTGACTTTATTAAGTCTAGATTCAAGCAGGCATATGCTGTAAAGTTTAGGTTCCCAACATTCCTGGGTGCATACAAGTTCTATACCTCATATGCATTGAAGACATTTGATGGCTCACGTTACCTAGAGCGATTTGAAGACCGTGTTGTAATGAATGCTCTCATGCTTGCACGTGGTGACCGTAAGCTTGCTGTAAGCCTCGTAGACGAGATTATCTCTGGTCGCTTCCAGCCAGCCACACCTACCTTCTTAAACTCTGGTAAGAAGCAGCGTGGAGAGTTTGTGTCCTGCTTCCTGCTCCGCATTGAAGATAACATGGAGTCTATTGCTCGTGCCATTAACTCTTCTTTGCAGTTGTCTAAGCGTGGTGGTGGTGTTGCTCTTAATCTAACCAACCTTCGTGAAGCTGGTGCACCAATCAAGAAGATTGAAAACCAATCGTCTGGTGTTCTCCCAGTAATGAAGTTGTTAGAAGACTCGTTCTCCTATGCTAACCAGTTGGGTGCACGACAGGGTGCAGGTGCTGTATATCTTAATGCACATCACCCAGACATCCTAAACTTCTTGGACACTAAGCGTGAGAACGCTGACGAGAAGATGCGTATTAAGACTCTTAGTATTGGTGTTGTTATTCCAAACATCACTCTTGAATTAGCTAAAGATAATGCAGACATGTACTTATTCTCTCCATACGACATTGAACGTATCTATGGGGTGCCAATGAGTGATATTTCTATTACTGAAAAATACCAGGAGATGGTAGATAACCCAGAGATTCGTAAGTCTAAAATCAAGGCACGTGTTCTGTTTGAGCGAATTGCTGAGCTGCAGTTTGAGTCTGGCTACCCATACATTGTTTATGAAGACACAGTAAATGATGCCAACCCTATTGATGGCCGTATCAACATGTCTAACCTTTGCTCTGAGATTCTTCAGGTCAATACGCCTACTACATATAATGCTGACCTTAGCTACAACGAGATTGGTAAGGATATCTCATGTAACTTAGGATCATTAAACATTGCAATGGCTATGGAGTCACCAGACTTTGCAAAGACTATTGAAACGTCTGTACGTGCTCTTACAGCAGTTGCAGACCTATCCTATATTGACTCTGTTATGTCAATTGCCGAGGGTAACAAGAAGTCTCGTGCTATTGGTCTCGGTCAGATGAACCTTCATGGCTACCTAGGCAAAGAGAAGATCCACTATGGTAGCGAAGAGGGCATCGACTTTACAAACATGTATTTCTATACTGTTTTGTATCACGCACTCAAGGCTTCTTCAAAGATGGCACACGAGACAGGTTCACCATTTGATGGGTTTGAAAAGTCTAAGTATGCTACTGGTGAGTTCTTTGATAAGTACATTAACCAGGAGTGGAAGCCTGCAACCAAGAGAGTAGAAAAACTATTTAAAGATGCAAACATTGACCTACCGACTCAGCATGATTGGGAAAATCTGGCTAAGTATGTTAAGAAGCATGGTCTGTACAACCAAAACCTGCAGGCTGTTCCTCCTACTGGCTCTATCAGCTACATCAATAATTCTACTAGCTCGATTCACCCAATTGCATCGCAGATTGAGATTCGTAAAGAAGGAAAGCTAGGTCGTGTATACTACCCTGCACCATTCCTGAATAACGATAACCTCGAATATTTCCAAGATGCATACGAAATTGGTCCAGAGGCAATCATCGATACCTATGCTGCTGCAACACAGCACGTAGATCAGGGACTGTCTCTTACTCTGTTCTTTAAGGACACAGCAACCACTCGTGATGTTAACCGTGCACAAATTTATGCATGGAAGAAGGGCATCAAAACTATCTACTATATTCGCATTCGTCAGCTTGCACTTGAGGGTACAGAGATTGACAACTGCGTATCATGTATGTTATAGTTAAAAGCTAAGATTTTTGGAGAAATATGATTACAAGACCTATTAACTGGAATAAGATTGAAGACCCTATTGACTTAGAGGTCTGGAACAGACTCACAGCAAACTTCTGGTTGCCAGAAAAGGTGCCACTGTCTAATGATGTGCAGTCTTGGGCTACGCTGCATCCAGACGAGCAGCAGCTTACAATGAGGGTTTTTACAGGACTAACAATGCTGGATACAATCCAGGGTACTGTAGGATCCATGAGCATTATTGGGGATAGTAGAACACAACATGAAGAAGCGGTTATTACTAATATTGCTTTTATGGAATCTGTTCACGCTAAAAGCTATTCTAGTGTCTTTTCGACTCTATGTTCAACGACAGATATTGAAGAGGCATTCAGATGGTCTGAGGACAATCCATACCTACAAAAGAAGGCAGAGATTGTACTTAACAATTACCATGGCGATGACCCTGAGAAAAAGAAGATTGCATCAACACTACTTGAATCATTTCTTTTTTATTCAGGATTTTATCTTCCTATGTACTGGTCTTCTCGTGCTAAGCTAACCAACACTGCAGACCTTATTCGTCTAATTATTCGTGACGAAGCTGTGCATGGATATTATATTGGATATAAGTTCCAGCTAGCATATAATGAGGCTTCAGAGGCTCGCAAGGCAGAGCTGCATGATTATGCCTACGACCTGCTGATGGAACTATATACAAACGAAATGAAATACACTGCAGATCTTTACGACGGTATTGGACTAACATCTGACGTAAAGAAGTTCCTTAACTATAATGCAAATAAGGCACTAATGAATCTTGGTTTTGATGCACTATTCCCTAAAGATGTGTGTGATGTAAACCCTGCTATTCTTTCTGCATTGTCACCAAACTCAGACGAGAATCACGACTTCTTCTCTGGATCTGGTTCATCATATGTAATTGGAAAGCATGAAGCAACAGAAGACGAGGATTGGGATTTTTAATGGACTTCAACGAGTGGGTACAGATTGGTCTAAATAATAAATGGATTAGTGAACCATTTTGCTTTACGCATGATGGTGACTCATACATGACTGAAGAAGAAGAAAAAGAGTGGGAAGACGGCGGAGATCCGTGCTGCCCAGTATTTAAAATACTAGAATAAGGAGAGTAATGGTAGAGAGAAAATTTGACTGGAAGTCTAAACATGATGAAAAGTCTAAAGATTATGATATTTCTACAATTCTAAGAACTGGTGTTAAGCCAGTTGCTAAGATGTGGGAAGAGGGCACAGTACTAGATCAAGGTTCTGAGGGTGCTTGTGTAGGGTTTGGTTGGATGGGAGAGTTCTTGTCACAGCCAGTAGCACCAGCACCAATGCCTGGAAAATTTTCTTCGCAGCAGTATGCTAATGACATCTATAAGAGTGCAAAGCAAATTGATGAATTTCCAGGTGAGGCATACGAGGGAACATCTGTACTAGCTGGTGCTAAGGTTATGCAAGCACGTGGCTTCATCAAGTCTTATAGGTGGGCATTTAATATGGACTCTATTAGAGATGCTATCATTCAGGAAGGCCCAGTTGTTATTGGCATTCCTTGGAAAGAGGGTATGTATGAGACTGGTGCCAATGGTTTAGTTAAGGTTACTGGAAAGGCCGTTGGTGGTCACTGCCTAGTCCTTACAGGATATGATCCAGCTATGAAGATTGGCTCACGCACATATGAGGTGTACCGCTGGCGTAACTCTTGGGGTACCAGCTATGGTGTAAATGGTTCTGGCTACATTAAGGCAGCTGATCTTGCCAAGCTTCTTAAGGGCGTAGGTGAGGCATGTGTTCCTATTGGACGACAGGTACCAAAGACACCTATGTTAGGCATTCCAGCTGCTGGATCATTTTGGAAAACACTTGGTGAAAGAGTGTTGACTTTTGTCAAGCGATAGTTTATAATTGAATAGTGGCACAGAGAGAGACTGTGTCACACTATGCTCCATAGCTCAATGGCAGAGCAGAGAGCTGTTAACTCTAAGGTTCCTGGTTCGAGTCCAGGTGGGGCAGCGAATAACTACATAGCGTATAAGTTTACTCTAGGTTTCTGAACAATTCCTAGAGAAATGATGCAACCGAAACTATCGTTGCTGCTTACATTCGGATAACTGTTCAGAGTGACTCCACTAAGTAGGTATGCTAGGT